GAGCCAGCCCGCTTTTGTAACTGATACCAGGTCTGCCAGTGACGTTGTAAATACCAGTTTGCGCCCCATCGTGGGTTTTCGCTGCGCCTGCCCAAACAATGTCGTGCACCCAGCCGCCGCCTACGCAATCCACAGTGAGAGAATCACCATCGCTGTCTCCATTGACATTGCGGAAAGCATCCGAATCTACAACAGGATCCCCGCTTACGCCGGTAAATACGGCGATATGAAAACGCTGAAAACTTGTGCCGCCAATCGAGATCGTGTAAGAGCCAGCCGCTACGCTGTCAGGAATGTTCGCTCCCCAAATTTGAGCCGCTTCTGCGGTTGGCTCTGTTTTTGTGATCATCGTTGCCGCCGTGCCTGCAATGTCTACGGTGTTCGGAAAGTAAGAACTCCCGTTGCCCACATCGGCAATCATAAAGAGCACATAGCGGTGTGTACCAGTCGGCAATGTGAAGGCAGGTATGATCACAAAATCAACGTTAGATGTGTTGACTATCATTAGGTGATACTCACTGTCACAATTGCGTACAATCCCTTTTGCCCGCCGTTTGCACTCACCGTTCCCCCGCCGTGATCAGTAAGCACAACGTTTAGCCAGTCACCTGTCGCAAGCGTGGCATAGGTCGTGTCAATAACACCGCTTCGACCGGTGTAAGATGTCCGCTCGGTAGGGTCGACTACCACTGTGGTTGATAGCAGGTTGCGTACCGTGCCGCCCCTGTCCCGTTCCAACTGCATGATGACCGTTCCCGCCGTGCCTGCGGTTGCTATTGCCATGTCAGCCGCTGTGATGACTCCGCCATTAAATGCGCTTGGAATAACATATCTGTGTACCGTCCCTTTATAGGTTGGTTCTTCAACGCCCACTGCTTCAATCGTGATGGTTCTTGTTCGTGCCAGTTCATAAATGTGAGCCACATTCCCACTGACTTGTGCGTTCATCATTGCCGCTGTGACGGTTTCGCCTGTTACCCACGTTCGTGGTGTTGTATATGTCATAGTTGTCTCCTAATAACCCAAGATCGTGGTGGTATCCAGCACGCCGTAGGTCGCGTCACCAAGAATCCAGGCGTCGTATGTTTCGTACATCGAATTCTGTAGCCCGTATGAATAAGTGACGATGTCGCCAGACGTGACTGAAAAATCGATCGACTGGATAAAATAATCCTGATCAATGCCCGCGCTCGGTACGATGATTTTTATCTTGTCACCGATGTTCAGATCCAGGAACGCATTGAGCAGAAAGTCTTTGTAGTAACCTCTATAAGCGTTCGGATAGGAGGTATCATCTCTGTTGGCAACAAGCGTTATGCTCTGAACGGTCGTGTATTTCTGCTTATGCTTTGCGAGTAGCGCCGAACCGATGTCAACCGTTTGAAGGGTGTTATCCTGATATAACAAGTCGAGGTTGAGCGTTCGTGCCCCATCAGTGGCAACCAGTGCTGAATCCTCTGTCGTTTTTTCGACGGGGCGATAGATATAAACGCCTTTGCCCCGTGCCAGCAACTGCGTGACATAGCCGGTTATTGAGCCTTTGTTTGTGAGCGTGTAATCTACACCATTTGCGCCATAGACCGCCGTCACTTGCAGATCAGCCGTGATATTTGCACCCGACCCATCCTCCGCCGCATTGAAGATGTAGTCTGTGCCGGCAACCGGCGCGATAGTGGATAGAGCCGCCACTGTTTGCGCTTCCTGGTTCGGATCTCTGAATCGCCCCTTCATGGTGACAGTCTGATTCGCTCCGACCTCTAATGCGCGTTCGAGCGAAAACAGAATCACATTACTTGTGTCTATCTTGCGCGGATAAGCTTTCGTGTCAACCTGGTTGTAATAAGCCTCCGCATGCTTTACAACAACCGAGCGGAAGTTGTTATTGAACACGGCATCAACCGTTGTAAACTCAGGCTGCAGAACGCGAGTGTCGCCGTCTTCTGTAATTCGGACATCGCCGGCTTGCGTTATACGGGTGTCTGTCACTGTTGTAGTCCGTACGTTGACTTTTGCCAACGTTTTACCGCTTCGCTGCCCCCTATTCTCGACTGTCAGCACCTCATCACAGTCATTGGTCTGTTTCAGGTAGACGTAACCCAACTCGGACAGTGTCGCCTTACTGACTTCCTGCATTGCGCGGGTCTTATCCCGCAAGGTATCAAACACACTTGCAAACGTTGACTTGCCCGTGCCATACGAAACTGAGAGCGGTTTGACCGGCATATTGGCAAGGATCAAGGCAACCACCTGCTCCAACCGTTTGTTGGTTGTGTAGGCTGGCAGGTTAAGTTGATGCACCGCAAACTGCTCCATATAATCGAGCACTTTGACCCTTGTCACCGTCATGAACTGCGTTGTGCCTATCTCAATGCCATCAGGCGGTACAATGCCGTAAAAACGGGTCATTCTTCGCCCCTCGTAGGTAAACGCAAGTCTGAACCGCATTCCCGACTGGAATCCAGGCATACAGTTGACGTGACCCGGAGTGAACAGATTATTGACGTTGTGCAGTACAAGCGTCAGTTGACCCGTTGAAGCCACCCGGTCGATCGGTCTGCTGCTGCGAATGCCCGTTGACGCGTTTATGCCCGCTGCCTGAAGCCGGTATTGGTTCAGATCAACCCACGCGTCCTGAAGCCTGAATTCACACGCTATGCTGTCGAATTTCACGCGCCCACCATCAACAAAGCGTCTCGGACTGCCATCGCAATGTCAGACGCGGTAGGCAACCTCCCGAGTGCTGCCAGTAGATCGCCATTGTCGCCGCCTAACATCGCGCCGGTTGATGCGTTGGAATAGACACGCCCGTTCGTGTCTGGGATGAAAAGTTCTGGGCCTGCTTCACCGACAATATAGGGTTGACCGGCTAATTCGTACCCGCCCATTGCTTTCAATCCTGGTGTTACACTGTCTCCGCCTTCACTTCCGCCTAAACCACCTAAGTCACCGCCCAAGTCGCCTAAGTTGCCGCCGACACCCGCCCCGTAGGTCGCAATGACAATATTTATTTTTGCGTTGTAGGTACGTTCCAATGCTGACAATTGCTTTTGAAGGTTGCCAACGGCTGCCATCGCATTTTGAACAGACGAATCTAACGGCATAAACACGTCTTCAAATGCTTTCGCTTTTTCTGCAAACTCTTCTGGATTTTCAAGCAATGTCTTGAACAGGTCGTCAAGCTCCATTTTCATTTCAAACTGCATGACATAATTCGTGCCATACGTTTTGTCGAGTATATCCAACGATGACTTGTACTTATCGATGCCTATTTTTCCGCTTTCCCACTCTTCGTCCAGTCTGCCTTTTAGATCACCGCTAACGCCGAGCCTCCATTCTTGCTCTGCTTGCGCGACCGTTGTGTAAGCATCTGCAAGATCTTCGCGCAAGACTTGCGCGGTTTCCGCTAATTCAATGCGCCATTGCCTCAACCTTATTTGGTAAGCGAGCGCAGCCTCTGACATCTGATTTGTAGATTGTGTAGTAGAGTCCATAGACATCCAAACACGGTCATTTGCAGCAGCCCATTCGTCAGCGTTGCTAATAAATGCACCTGTACCATAGGTTTCGTAAAGAAATTTCACTTGCTCCGCTGCTTTGGTAGATGACATTCCGGTTTCAGTAACAAGCCGGTTGTATTCATTCAGCGCAGGCATCAGTGATGCGACCCAACTTGCACGTTCATCTCGCGTTCCAATAATCGGCATGTTAGCCCAGGTCTGTTCGGCTTCTGAGACGAGCCCGATGCTTACCGCGAGGGCTATCAAATCCTTGTTTTGTTTATCAATGTTTGCCCGCTCAAAACCAAGACCGATTCCCTCTACATACCCAAGTCCTCCAGTTTTTCCGACTGGCATTCCGTTGGCATAATCAAATCCGCCACCGCCTGCGCCACCTCGCTCAAGCGCTATTGCTTTTTTCAAGTTATCAATGTACGTTTGGACTTGAGACGCTGCATACTCCCAATTGCCTGCGACATCTCTCGCCAATCCGCCTTCTGCTTCCAAAAGAGGTGCAGTGCCCTCAATTGCCTTATTGATCAAGGCTTGTTTTCTTTCGGCATCCGTCAAAGCATCGGTGACTTTCCCGATACTTCTTGCATAATCATCAAATGTTTTTTGACCGCCAGTGACAATACCGAGGTTATCAAGAATCAACGGACTCATTCGCCCGATACCAGTAATGATGTCGTTGAAGGCTTGCGTGGTTGAAATCCCCATCGCCCTGCCGCGCATAGCCGCGACCTCCATCAATTGAGCAATTTGTTCAGCGCTGTTCCCTACGCCTAACATCATTGCACGCGCTGACGACTGCATTATGTCAGAATCAGACACCATGCCGAGGGAAGCAGATCGGACAGAATTCATAATGTTATTCATATCCATGCCCATTGATTTTGCTAATGAATATGAGGTGTCTTCAAGACGCTGAAGTTGTGCGCCTTCGTGAGAAAAGTCAAGCACTTTTTTTAATGCGACCACTGTCGCTATAGCTGGAGCAGCCGCCGTGCCGATTGCTCCCATCGTTTTTAACCAGTCTTGCCCGAATGCAACCGCGCCTTGCCCCATTCCCTTCAGTGAATTATCGAATCCATCGCCGAACTTATTGATGCTTTTCGCGGTTTTCTGAATTGAGGATTCCGCATTACTTAACCCCTTCTCAAGCCCGGAAGTTTCAGCACCAATACTTGCGAAAAGACTTGCTACCTGCATCGCCATTTATTTCACCAATGTCCTTTTCGCTTTCCCCAATCCGTCTCTCACTTGCAGCCACTCATTCATATCGGCAACTGAGAGCGCGTCTACATATTCCAACGTCCACCCAGTCTCTTTCACAAGTTCCCATCGCCAGAACTCCCAGGGCATCCCTTGTTTCTTGACAACCGCCATGTAGACGCGCCCGCTTAGTTTTTTGAGTTGTCTAAATCGCTGGCTTCCTTGAATGATTCCCAAATACCGACTGCGATCTTGCGATAGTCAATCGGGCTCAGATCGGAGAGCTCATCGGCGGTCATTCCAACCAGCTTGCCAACGATAATGTCGTTGGTGTCCTCGTCGGTTTCCTTATCGATCAATACCCGCCATTCCTTTTGGGTGATAGCGCTCCAGTCGTACTCAATCTTTGCTCCGTTACTAAGTTCAACCATCGTTACGCCACCGTCTTTGCGCCGTTCTTCTGGAACGTACAACTGATTTCAACTACGTCTGCATAAGGCAGGTTCATCTTTGCGCCCATTGCGATTGCAGGGTAGGTTTCTTTCGGATAGCCGGTTGCAGTACCTTCAGGATAGATAATCAACGTGCCGCCCGTGCCTGCTTCAAGCGCGTTCATTAGAGCCGTGCCCTTTGACTGGTACAAGCCAGACCATTCGATTGTGGCATCCTTGATTGTGGCGATGTAGGTCTTGTCAGCATCGGCACCGGCAGTAGTTTCCGCAAGGCCAATGTTCGGATTGATTGAGAGCGTGCGGAAATCTGCATTGAGTAAGATTGTTCCACCGCCGCTAACCCATTGTGCTATTAAGTTTTTTCCAGTAATTTCAGCCATTGTTTTCTCCTATGACTTTTATGATTTGTCCATGCGCACGCGGTAATAAGCACCGCAAGCCCATGTATGTACGCCTGCTTCGTCAATTTCTGGAAGCAGAAAATCCTCTTCCCGTGCCAGCCAAAAGTTATTCCAGCCGGTCACGGATAAAGTTCCTGATAGCAGGTTGTTGATATGCGCGTCAAGTTGAGCCGCTTCCTTTGCATCATCGGCATAAGCCCTGACATACACAACTTCCTGCACACTTTCGCGCGGTGTAAAATTGTCAGCACCTCCAGCGGCATAACTCCAAACAACGTAAGGTAAGGCAGCCCCTTCAGGCGCAACGCCGTGATAGATACAAGTGCCTCCGAGCGCGTTTGTGAGCACCGTACCGCCTGATAATTGCGTGTAAATTGCTGCATTGAGTTCGTTGTAAGGTGATGTCATTTGAACAGCCCTTCTGCCAGTAATGCGGTCAATCGCTCCCCACCTCTATCAACTGCCGGTGTTAGGAACGGTTGAGCCGCCATTTTCCGAGTGCCCAACTCTACGTAAGCGGCATATTCAGCGTTGAACTTGATTAGCGAGTTACCGCCTTCACCCTCTACTTCGCTATTGCTTTTCAAGTAACCAGTACGAACTGGCGCAAGTGTCCGAGCTTCGCCCAAGATATAATTCGCCGCTTCTCTTACTGCCTTGTTCTTATTCCCTGGAATCGTAGCAAGCAATTCATTTATCTTTGTTGTATCCACGCTCACGCTTATGCTCATTGAACACGCTCCAATTCAGCCCGTCTCACGGCATCCCAACTCTGCTTTTCGTTCACGCTTTTCACAGACCAAACCGCGCTGTCAATCTTGACCCGATGGCTGGTTGTGATTGCTGTGCCATAAGGCAGACTCAACACGGCCTTGCTATACGATTGCACCGCGCCGCCTGTCACTTTTTCAGAGCCGGAACGATAGTCGAGCCGGCACTTCACATCCGCAATTGCCGTACCCCACGCCTCGCTCATTCCACCTTCGCCGTCCGAGGTGTAAGCCACGCTCAAAATGTCACAAACACTGGGCATCAAGTCTTCGATATCCTCTCGCATTTGAGCCAACTCTTTGACGGTCAAGCCAATGCTCATAGGTCATCTCTCACAATCCGCGCGGTTTGGACACTCTCAGTCGTTGATCTCTGTTGGTAGTATTGCGCCATATTCAGATATTGCTGCGCCTGTTGACTTCGCTTAATCGAGTGCCCGTCTGTCGAGAAGTCAACCAGCCCTGCCACGTGAGACGCTTTCATCCGCCATATGTCAGCAGCGGCGGCGTGCAAGTCATATTCATACCCGCTCCACCAGTAGGATTTCCCGCTTTGGTCGGTCGAGAATGTCACAATGCCACGCGCATAATCAACCGAGGCGGGTGTCACAGTACCGCTCACGTCTTCGACCTTGAATTCCGTTCCACCTTCGAGATTGTGAACGCCGGTGCTATAACGCAACATGACCGCGCTGCCTGACGAATAAGAGGTGATCGGTTCAAGCGGCTCGTGAATGTACTCGGTCTTGTGCCGGTCCAACACGCGCTGGATTTCTTCATCGCTCCAATACTCAACCAGGCTGGAATCGGTTGTGACCGTCCACTCATCCGTCGCGGCGTTGGCGTACCCCCGCACCGTGTCAATCAATGTTTGCATTCCTGCTCGTGCCATTTTTTATTCCTCCGCCTCTTTTCGCAAGACGTAGAACCAGTTTGCGCCGGCATCCCGCCGCTCAACCGTTTCAGTCACCCACCATTTGTTGCTTTTGCGGTAGTAATACCAGCCATAGTTTTTGTGCCATTCAGTACGTTTATCCCAGTAAGCAAACGTTTCAGGGTGGAAGAACATCCGGTGTGTTGGGTCTCTATGCCCGCATTCGTGATCCCAAGCGGGCAAGCGCATAACGAGTAGTCCTCCTGGCTTCAATATCCGCCAGCATTCGTCAAGCCATTCGTAGACTTCCCGCTTCAGGTGCTCAAGCACATCTAACGCGATAATCTTGTCAAATTCCTCGTCCTGCCACGGCCAGGGCGTAACGTCTAAATCCCAAACTACATCCACAAAATCAGAGTGTTTTTCGAGGTCGTGATTGATTGCGCCTTCGAGCGGTCTGATACCACAGCCTAAATGCAGTGTGCTCACGCTTTTACCGCGTCTTCAAAACTAATAGGATTGCCAGCCTTGATAATCTGTTCCATCTCTTTCAATACCGGCTTCCAGTACTGTCTGGTAACATCATCGGCATCGTATGGCAGTGCGCCGCGTCTTGCCTGATTGCGCAACTCATAATCGCCCTTCGCTGCATAGGCTTGTTCCATGCGGTCGTAGATTGCCGCTGTGGTCGCCTGCCATTGGAACGCGTCAAAGAAGTCGTGATAGACCGGCAGCGCTTCTTCTTTTAGCACCTTCCAGCCCGCAAAACACAACTCGCTCATCGAAGTCCAGTCGCCAACAATCACCGGCGTTCCGCAGGCTTGCGCTTCGAGAATCGGAATGCCAAATCCTTCACCCAGCGCAACGTTTGTGAGTACATCCATCCCGTTGTATATGTCAACCATGTACTCGTCAGGAAAGCCTAACCCGTACATATATTGGTCGCATATCTTTACGTCTTCACCGATCTTCAATCCCATTCGGTTGATAAACTTGATGAGGTTCACAACATCACCGCCGTGAGTACCATCATCGGTGTGCAAATAAAGCATCGTGTCAGGGTGGGCGGCGTGCAAGGCAGCAAAGGCGGCTATTTGCTCATAGAACGCTTTTCGTGACGGGTTTCCTTTATTCGCTGCGACCATGCCGACAATGAATTTGTCCTGATCCCAGCCAACGTGCTCACGTGCTTCTACTCTATCCACCGGTTTGAATATTTTTGTATCCACGCCGTGAGGTACATACCAAACGTCAAGTCCTGCTTGCTCTGCCATGCGCTTACCAAACTTGCTCATTACAATCCCTTTGGTCGCCTTGCGAGCCGATGCGAGTACGTTGTCCGGCATCGGCTCGTGATCAATCGGATACCAGGGGAACCAGGGCATCGGAATGTTTTCAGACTGCACCACCCAAATGTCCAGCAAAGTAATCACCGCGTCCGCCTGATCCCAAACAGCATGCGCACCGATAACATCTTGCCCATAAGGGTGTTTGAAACTCGGATAAACTTTGATACCGTTGATATTCAGTACACCGCTTTGTACGCCGTAGAATGCTGTAATCGAGATACCGCCGTCCAATAACTTCGCCAGACGCGGTGTGAATGTTTTTGTTTGGCAACCATACCCAGTGCAGGCTGCCGGTGAATTGCTAAACCAGTTGATTCTCATGTCTTTTTCAAGCCTCCAGCTTGCGCTCCAGTAGGGCAAGGAAGCGGTGGAGCATGCCGTTTGTCGAGGTATACGCTCTATCCTTGCCCATCAAGTCAATTTTTAGGTTGCTTTACCCTTGAGCTGTACGCCGTAGGTCGGGCGATAAACGCCGAAACCGTAGACCATTGAAGCGTTGAGCTCCCATGCGCCGACACCGGCGTATGAGGCATCCCATTGCGGGTTGATGGTGAACCCCTGACGAATGTCAAGGGCAAGGGCTTCCTTGCTGAACATTGCACCAATTGATGCAGTACCAGCTGCGATGTTCGCGTCAACGAAGAAGTCCATGTTGTCAAGCGACGCCTGGTAAAACCCGCTCATAAAGCGGTTCTTCAGATCCTCGCTCTGCATGAGAGTAGGCACGCCAGTTGACGCACTGGTCAGGTAATACCATTGCATCGGGTGGAGCGCGACCGAGTAACGACCGTAGATTTTGTTCCCGCGCATAATAGCTTGTGCGTTGAAGATGTTTGCCCAAGTCAATGTGCCGCCAGCAGTGCCAACGGTGCCGCCGGTCAAGCCGGAAAAAGTGCCAGCAAGGTTGGTGTCAATGTGGGCGGCAGCGGTTTCACCAAGATAACGACCTGCGTCACGTTGTGCGCCGGCAGGATCGCTCTTGATACGGTTCATGGTCAACGAGATTTGCTGCCCATAGGTTGAAGGCGTGATTGTGCCCCCAGCGGTCGCGCTGAAGGTTGAAGCGGTCATATCCACAGTGCCAGCGATTGAACTAAAAGTGCCGCCGCTGTATTCGCCGTAGACGCGGGGTGCAAGACCCTGATAGTCGCCGAAAGTTGTGACTAACGGTGCGAGTACGTTGCCTTCCTGCGCGGTAAACAGCGCAAGTTCGTAAACGTTTGCGACCAAAGTTTTGATGTCATCATAAGTTGATGCAGCCATAATGTATTACTCCTTACAAGGGGTTGTCTGGACCCCAGTTGATTCCGCCGCCCTTCCAGATGTCAACTTCACCACCGGTTAGCCGCGTTAGCTTTTGTGCACGCGTTTCCTCTTTCGAGGCTTGCTCACCCGGGTTGGTTGCGCCTGCATTCGGTGCGGCTTTTTGTTTGGGCAGCAGTTCCAAAATTGCCTTTGCATCCTCTTCCATCTCTTCCAGCGTCTCGCCATGAAGCCTGTCAGATAATGCGGTTGGTAATCCCAGTTTTGCCGCCACCTCAATTTGCATTGTGCGCACGGCTTTCACCTTCAATTCACCTCGCATTTGGTCAAGTTCTGCCTTCAAGCGTTCTGTCTCTGACATCTCCGCTTGTTTGCGAGCCTCTTCCGCTTTGCGATAGCGTTCCAGTTCAGCCGCTTCCTTTTTCGCCTGTTTCAACTCTTCACGCTGTTTGCGAATGAGCTCCATTGCGCGTTGTTCGTCAAAAGTCTCAGGCTGTTTTTCGTCAACCGCTACATCGGCAACCTGTGCCTCTGCGTCAAGCATCTCGCTTTTAGGGTCTTCGTTTTTTGGCATTTAATCCTCCGTAGTTTCCGCTCTCGCGGCTCAATTATTTTGTATATGGCGGCTCTGCGCCCAATAATTCCCATAACGGCTTTTTGCTCAACATGTCGCCGTATATGTCATCGTGTTTGTGGGTCGCAAACTCGTCAAACTTGAACGCCCCACCTTGCCAGGCATCCCACGTTTGCGCCCCCATCATCTGTTTCTGCATCGCTTCTGGTTGCTCTTTGAACCAGTCTTCGCCTGATTGATTGGCCTCACTCCACCTGGTTATATGCGGCAGTGAAGTGCACCGGCAGTTGTAATGTCCGCTCATTCGCTCGCTCAACGGAAACACCTTGCCGTGCTGTGATAGGCAAGCCAAACAAGTACTGGCATCCCTCGAACTCCACCATGTCCACCCGTCAATAATGTCCGCGTTCGCTATGTACTGTGCCCTGCTTGCCTCCCTGTGAGCGTAGAGCATCGAGGTCCGTGTCATTCGCATTGCATCTGTCAAACCACCGCCCATAATCCGCTCAAACGTTTTGGCAACTTTGACAGGGTTGTAGCCGAATGCAATACCCTCCGTGAGCGCGTCTGCCAGTCTCATCGTGTGCTCCGCGCTGTAAAGAGTCAGCCGCTTCCATAGCGGGCTATCCTCGCTCAAGAA